GGAGCTTTGTGCTACTGATCACCCAACTGCAGGAGGAGGTAACTTCAGAAACGAGTTGACGACAGCGGCTGATTTAAATGAAACATCATTAGAACAATCATTGATTGATATTTCAGGTTTTATTGATGAAAGAGGTTTAAAAATCGCTTTGATGGGACGTAAACTTATTATTCCAGTAAACTTACAGTTTGTAGCTGAAAGATTAATGGCAAGTAACATGCGTTCAGGAACAGCAGACAATGATGTTAATGCAATAAGAAACATGGGTATGCTACCTGAGGGATATGTGGTAAACCACTTCCTTACAGATACAGACGCATTTTTCATTAAAACTGACTCACCAAATGGTTTTAAACATTTTGAAAGAGCGGCGATTGCAACATCAATGGAAGGCGATTTTGATACTGGTAACGTGAGATATAAAGCAAGAGAAAGATACAGCTTTGGTGTATCAGATCCTCGTTGTGTATTTGGTTCTCCAGGAGCTTAATTAAGTATCCCGCATCGGATGAAA